AGACCGAAGATACCCTTGTCCTTCATGAATGATTCAAAGATGTCAGGCATTGCAGCCATACGATCTGCTGCTGTAACTGCTTCTAGTTCACTTAGTCGTTCTTGTGCATAACCTGCAAAGTCACCTACATTCATTTCCCAGTAAGCCTTCATCCGTCCATAATCTCTCCACTTATTACCAGTGAGGAGATTCATGACTACCTCAGCAGGAGCACCACGTTGTTGGAAGCCTTCAGCTGTTGCTTCAGTAGCTTCACCAGACACACGTAGTACCTGTTCACCTGCTTGCTGTAGTTGTTGACGTTCAGGGGTAAAGCCACCGGAAGCAACTTCCATGTAGCCTTGCTTCATATCACTTTCATCCTTGGCTTTCTTGTATTCCATCAAGCCTTCGGAAATAGTCGTGCTGAATTTAGCAAGACTAGCAAAAGTATTCTCTGCTGATTTACCCCTGTTCAGTTCATTCTGAATCAGTACATTTGCGTTTCTACGTACTGAAGCTTCACGTGTATCACGCTTCTTATCTTCAAATGCGTAGTTTTGATCTCTGTTGCGAGCCTCTGCAGCATTTCTGCGTTCAAGACCAGCAGCGTATTCGTCACGAACCTGTTTGGCTTCACGCCTATTGGTTTCCATACCACGTATGATACGGGCGTCACGCTCCTCCATTCGTTGGAGCGCCGCATAGGGTGCCTTAATAGGATCGAAACCAATACTACGGGCGTACCCTCTGTAGTTTACTTGATCCATTTAGTTTCTCAATGTTATTATACTCCGCCTAAAGCATTAGTTCCTACACCTTGCCTAGAGAACGGATTTACACTTACACTATTTGAAGGTGTTCCTGTATTAAATTGCATACTTGGACTCTGTTGTGTTGCAAATCTTGCAATGCTGCTACCAAGACTCGACAAGCCAGATACAACTGCCCCAGGAAGGGAAGTGGTTGCAGCTCCTCTAATAGGACGTGGACCGTAGTCAAACTCCCTAGGTTGACGAGGATTGATGAAGCGAGTTCTAGGTGTACGCAGCGGACGAGGCGGACGTGGAGCCCGTTCAGGTTCAAGCATACGAGCTGCTTCTGCAGCAATGTTTGCACCATAAAGATCAGAAGAGATCTTACGAAGTGCAGCACTTGTTTCTCCCCTTGCACTCATCAATGACTCTGCAAGGATTGCTTGGTTACGACCGAGTGACGCTAATACCGCTTGTCCACTCTTCCGTGCTGAACGGCCTGACTGCCCTTTAGCAGCAGCAGCACCTTCAGCCTCCATAGCCTTAATGATGATGTCTTGATTCTGGAATGCAATTTCATTAGTGGAATCTTCTAACCGTCTAAACTCAGCTTCTCTTGCAGCATTAGCAGCTAGACGGTTGAAAGATAGTTGTTGCCCATAGATCTGTTCAGAACGTTGAAACTGTCTTGTATTCTGCCTATCAGTAAAGTCAGCAATACGTAGGGCATGGTTATAGTCCCTTGTATTAGTACGATCACGGAATCGTGCTAGGCGATCTTCATTAAGCCTGGCGATATCAACTTCACGAGTCCTATACCTGTAATCAGCATCAAGACGTTGCCGACCCATGTTATAGGCTTGTGTGTCGTATTCATATTGCCTTTGCTGTTGCCTACGTGCGGCAGAGTCTTGACGTGAAGCACCGAAGATTCCAAAACCAGTACTGATAGCACTGATACCAAGACCAATAGCTGATACTGGATCCATGATTAACTCCTCCTATAGAATCCAGGTGAATACTGTCCTTCCCACTGCATTGCTACAAGACTTACTGGGAATGGGTTATTTGATAAGACTTTCATTTTATAGTTGTCTGGTCGTTGATAGACCGGTACTTTGTAGATAAATGAATCTCTAAATGGTGAGGTGTCAGCTGGATAAATGTCTCCAACCTGTACACCGGAAATATCAGTCCATTCAAGACGTGTGTTGTCCTTCAGGTTAAAGTTGACTGACCCTCCAAGACCTGTGTAGAACTTCATTCGTGCAGTGGTTGTATAACCAGTGAAGTCATACCCCTGATCCCCAGCAGAATAGTTATACCTAGGTAGTAGAACTTCCATTTGGTACTGATAGCCAATGTAGATATAGTTACCAGTTACATCACCAGGAATCTCAAAGTAGTTACCACCACCATCACTAAGGACAGCAATTGTATTTGTGAGACCGGAGTAATTAAGGTTGGTTGGGTTTACTTTTAGCAGACCTACAACATACTGCATTTGTTTAGCAGTGTTTACATGACTAGGGAGGTAAACCTTAGTAACACCAGACGCAAAGGTAGGAGTGGTTGTAATTTCAAACCAAGCATCCAGGTATGGATCTACAGTGTTACCTAGTGAGTTAATGAGACCCCCAGTACTTGGGGACTGCACTAACTTATGACTTAAAATGTTATACCCCTCAGTACCTGAAGTAATGATGTAAAGTACGTCCTCTTGGATTGCTGTGTGGATGATGTTTGAATACAGCTTCCAGCGCACCCAGGAGGCCATCTTACGCTCATCTCCCTCATCGTAGTACCTAAACATATAGAGATCGTTTAGAGACCTACTAGAGGCCACCCAGAGGCCGTTCTGAGCACTACCTACAGCATAATTAACTGTTTGAGGGATCCACTCAGGAACAATCTTACTAGATTCAGAGACAGTAGGTGCTTCCCGTTGACCACGAGTAAAGATCTCAAAAGCACGTACCCAGCTCTGGTTACGGCTAGCAAACATTACTGTAGAACCTAGGTCAGCTGGTTTAATGTACTCATCACATTCGTAATTAGAGATAGTACGAATAGAGACATCAGATGGTGTCCAAGATCCATTCTCTGATTCCATCAAGAACTGCTGACTTTTACTAAAGAGCAGCAGACCTTGTGAAATTGGTACAACAGAGTTTAGAATAGCAGGTCTAATACTTGAGCAGCTAAGGTCAATAGGATCTGAAGCCACCTGCGTAGTAGCAGTGTTGTGATAAAAGTTGTAATAATCCCCAGCCTGTGACATTGAGATATTATCACTGGTGAGGAAGCCAAGTCTGTTGTTGTAGAGAAAGATATCTCGGATCTTATTGTTGACAAAACTTGGGTGTTCATTCGACTCACTGTCACCAACCAATCTATCTTCCCATTTCAATGCCAGGTTATTAACAGTTGTTGTACCATCTAATGGTGTAACAGTAAAGGTTCCGTTGGCGTTCCTAATCAATGCAACGGGCATTGTCGAATAGGTTATGCCTGGACTTACATCAGGAGCAATAGTTTCTTGCCAATAACCAGTACCAGATGTACCATTGGTAGCTACAAACCTCAGATAATAATCATCTTTATCTGCTGTGGTATTAGCAATCTTTACCACACGGTTATGGACAGCCTGTTCAGGTAGACGGTTGAACGTTTCAATGCTGTCTTGAAAGACACGCATATACTTACCATCAGGACCAGCACTTACAGAGATATCAATATCTGATGTGTGGGTAAGATGGATTGTATTGTCAACAATGGTCTTAGTTGTATAACCACCAGTAATTGCATTAGAGATCCCAGTCATGATCTGACTAAGCTCTAATGGGTTATTACTGTTACTGGTGATACTATCGGGGGTGCGGTACGTGTTGTAATCAGTACCGTTAATCCTTACCTTATAAAGCGTATCGTACTCAGCAACTGTAACAACAATGGTTGCTTGTCTACGTGGTGTAAAGGACGGTGCAGCCTGTGCTGTAATTGTTACTTCGGTATTCAGCAGGTATGTGAAGTCATTAATTGTAAGCCACTTCAGATTGCGATAATCAGTAGCTGTGAGATATGTTCTTGTCCCCGCTGTATCAGTAACAGTTTTCTCAGTCCCATCGGTTAAATCCCACACACGAACAATACCATTACTTTTCTGCACACATACTACATACTTAGTGGTGGCATCTGATAAGACTGTAAACCATGCGTCCGTATCTAGAGACTGAGCTGTTGCTATATTAGATAACTTGCTCAGGAATCTTCCTCCAGAGCGTTTGATCATTCCATGAGTTGTATCGGGATAGCAGTTCAAAGCGTCCTTCACCTGACCTGGAAAGAGCTTCTCATCTGCTTGTTGTGATACACCTCCAAGGAAGTTAGGGATTCTTTGAGATACTGCTGTCATCGTGCAAGAGCTCTAAATGGTTGATAGCTGTTATAGAAGTCGTTTCCTTTCTTAAAACCAAACATTGTATAATCACCTTCATTGCAATCATATTCGATGCAGATGGAACGTCTCCATCCTTCAAAAGATGCAAGTGTCTGAGCTAGATTGGTATCACCAACTAGACGTACAGCTGCTCGTGTTGCAGCCTTGGCGGTGATGTAATCCCTGAATGGTTGCGGGAGGTCATCAAACCCGAAATACCACAATACATCTACCTTATACTCCTGATTAGGAGTCCAAGTAAATGTATGCTTTATCTTGTCGTAGAGTCTACCTTCTCGAACAACAGTATCAGCAAAGTTGTTCTCATAGATAGAGCTTAGATCCATTGATAAAACATTGGATGGTACGTTGATATATCCACTGCTATCAGCAACAATGGGGTATTCAAACTCTCGGTTATATGTCCATCCCTCAGCCTGAACCTCTCTGCTAATGTCCATTAGGGTGTTGAAGGCAAAAGCAACTTCAGGGTTGGTTTGGTCAAGCGTGGTAACTGGAGCCTGCCCTACCGACCCCAGGATTTCATTTACAGCATTTAGTTGTGTAGTCGTATAAGTAGGAGTCGGCATAATGATTATGTTAAATACATAATATAAAAAAAGGGGACCCCGAAGGATCCCCAGTGAATTATCAAGCAGTACGCGAAGCGTCAAGAGCCGGAGAATCGGCTTCAACACCAACGTATGCAGTACGGAAACCTTGGGTCTCCGAGAACACACCAGAAGCGTTTACAGCAGAACCGAAACCTTGGGAGGTGCGTGCTACCGAACGACGAACAGCGTGGTTGTCAGAGACAGCCAGGTTACCGTTGTCAGAATAGGTATTACCGTATGCACCAGTGATGGTGCGGCTAGCGAAGTTAGCAACGCCAGCAACACCGTTATCACCAGCAGCAGTAGAAAGATTAGCCATTGGTTATCTCAGTTAGTATAAGAAACAGTGTCAACCCTAAAGGTTGCACTTGTGGTACCAGTGACAGTAAGAATGTCACCAACACGATAACCATCACCACCTGCAGCAACAGTCTGTCCAGTGACAGCACCGTCAGTTACAGTCGTAGTAAGGGTGCAACTAGCACCATTGATATTATCAACAGTTGTTGCTTTGGTACCAGCAGTCTGGCCAGTGCCAGCAGTCAGTCGAGTTACTGTAGCAACAGTACCACCCTCACGCCCAGGTTCAACCGGAGGGCGAGGGTAGTACGTTGCCGTAGTGGTAACTCCAACGCCGTCAATAGTTTGAGCAGCCATTGGTATTTACCTCCTACTTATCAGGAACGTGCAGACTGCAGTTCAATAGCAGCAGCAGGATTCAGAGTACCGCAACCCATAGCAAGACGACCAACAATCAGGTCACCTTGGTACATCACGGACACATCACCAGAAGTGGTCTGCACGGAGGGAGCAATAGCTTCCACAACACCAGCAGCATCTTTGTGATAGATCAGACCGCAGTGAGTCGTGAAATCACCAGCGTAGTTGTTGTTCTCGCCGTTGACAGCAGAGATGTTACCAGCCAGGAAAGGCAGGTTGTTAGAACGCTTGATGCTGATACCAGCGATCTCATAGAGACCTTCGCCAGAGTTCAGGTTACCTTGGGTATTACCAAAGTCACGGTTGAGAATGTTGCTGTCAACCTGCGACACCAGTGCATAGTACTGGCGAGGGGAGAGAACAGCAGTACGACCTTGCTTGGGAAGGTTCTTCTCATCCATGATGCTAGCAGCTTCAAAGAAACCATCTACGAGAGCTTGAGCATCATACTCTTTGTTAGCACCAAGTTGGATCACAGAACCGCCGGGCTCAGGACCAGGAGCAGCAGTGATCGGGTGTGCTTCACGAGCAGCCTTAGCGATCTGACGGAAGATCTTCTTATCATAAGCTTCTGCAAGAGCATAACCAATCTTCTTGGCGATCTCACCACGCAGAGAATAATGAGCAAGGGTCTCATCCAGATCATAGACGAATGCCGAGCTGATCAGCAGGTCGTCACAAACGATGGTCTTCTCTGCCACCGGGGGATCACCACTACCCAGGATAGGAGTTCCGGGTTCGTGGTACCCAGCCGTCATACGGCCGGTGAAGATGAACTGCATCGCCTTTCCATTCTTCAGAGTACGGCTTTGAACGGTACCCTTAGCGATGGTTGCTGCTTCATACGCTTTGAACATCTCACCTGAAAACAGTTTCAGGTAGGTAGCGTATTTAGTATCATAAGCGGTACCCAGAGCCAGAGGAGTCGAACTCGTCTGGTTAATAGTACCGACTGAAGTAATCAGAGTGTTAGCCACAATAGTAAAGAGAGAGTGTTGTTATCAGTCTCTCTAAGCGCTTAGAGAATCACATGGTTAATCATGTGTTCATATAGTCAATTTAGGTGTCTGTCTCTCCAGACCGTCATGACTAAGGGTATCGGCGTACCGGCCTCAGTCAATAGTGAAGGGAGGAATTGCACCTCCCCAATGTCGCTCTAGCGATTCACAGTTTTAGTGTATTTGACACCACGATAGGTGTATGTAACTTGAATAGACATACTGAATACCGTATAAGCTCATGCGCGTTCCAGCCTTGAGCAACCCGTCTCCGAAGAGATGAACGTACGTATTCAGTTACCAAGTTGTAGGAGCTACTGCAAGAGTACCAGGTTGGCAGATGACACCTTGAGGGGACAGTTCAGTAAGAGTCTGTCCTGCAGGGTATGCAAAGATGAACGCATTGTCATCATCTGTAGGTGTGCAGTAGTAAACATCCACGCTGGATGTCTTAGGATCGTATGCCATTGTTATCCAATAGAAGGTGCTACCAATGCCACAGGGGTGGTTTCAGCACTGGCAAGATCGAGTGGGAAGTTATGAGCATTACGTTCGTGCATTACCTCAAAGCCGAGATTAGCGCGATTGAGAACATCAGCCCAAGTGTTAATGATGCGACCATTGTTGTCCAGTAGTGACTGGTTAAAATTGAAACCATTAAGATTGAAAGCCATGGTCGAAACGCCCAAAGCAGCAAACCAGATACCAACAACAGGCCAAGCAGCAAGGAAGAAATGAAGGCTACGACTATTATTGAAAGATGCATATTGG